GAAAAAATTTAATTGTTTTAATTTTATATTTTCTTCATCAGCCACTGTATACGGAAATCAATTAATTCAACCAATTAAAGAAAATACTATTTTGCAATTTAATACAACTAATCCATACGGAACATCTAAATTAATTATTGAAAAAGTATTAGAAGATTTATCAAGAGAATCTTGTTGGAATATTCGTATATTAAGATACTTTAATCCAGTTGGATGTCATAAATCAGGATTAATTGGTGAAAATATAACTAATAATCCGCCCAATCTTTTTCCAGTAATAATAAATATATACAAAAATCCTAATCTTAAATTAAATATTTTTGGTAATGATTATAATACTAAGGATGGTACATGTATTAGAGATTATATACATGTAGTGGATCTTGCAAGAGCACATGTAAGTGTTTTAGAAGACATAAAAAAAAGAAATGTAAAATATGATATATTTAATATTGGTTCAGGTAAAGGGTACAGTGTATTAGAGATAGTTAATTGTTTTAACAAAATATGTAATAATAAAATAAAATATGAATTTAAAGAAAAACGTGAAGGTGATATAGCTATTTGCTACGCTGATACTAAAAAGGCTTTACACTTCATTAATTGGCAACCTATTTATACAATTGAAGATATGGTAAATGATACAATTAGATATGCTAATAATTTAAATAAGAAGTCCGATACCAATTGTTTGTAGAGTTATTTGCATTATTAAGCTTTATATCTAGTTTATTAATCAAAAATTTGAGTTCTTTAGTTGAATATGAACGTAATTCTGCCTGAGAGACATGAATATTTCTAAAATTAAGAATATTATTAAGTTTAGAGCGGTACAGGCTTTTTTTATTGATTACTGTAGACATTTTTTATATTATTGTATAAAAAAAATTTACATCAAATTTAAACTGTTGGAATATATTGCCATTTTAAATCAATGCATATCTTCTTCCAAACTTCATCGTGTTCTTGTAATTTTTCTCTTGATTTCAGTAATCTACAGTAGGGTAAATATTCGTCCTTATCTAGTAACTGAAAAAATTTATAGAATATGTAGGGGTAAGAAAAAAAATTACTTCTATCGGATGGACAATATTTCATCCAAGGCCCCTGAATTTCTTTAAACATATTACGAACTTTATCCTCTAGTTCACCAGTAATTACTGGGGCAGGCTTTCCTGTAATACGATTGGTTATATAATGACAATGTTCATAGTATTTTGTAAGATCTAATTTCTTTAGAATATCTCGAACTTTTTCTACACTAAGTTGCTTAAGATTAATATATGATTCTTTTTTTAATTCACCTATTATTTTTTCAAATATTGCTTCACTTATGTCTGTTGATTCTTTAGCTTGAAATTGAGAAAGCCATTCATTTGCATGATTAATTTTTTTATAGGCAAAATAAGTCAATTCACGTGGTGGTTCTTTATAGGATGGTGTGTCGCAATCAACAAGAATTTTTTCCTCATTACCACACTTGGGACAAATCATACATCCGTGTACATTGTCTTGTATACGTGGAAGTAAACAATATGGGCAATTATCTATTTCTTCATTGGAGATATTTATCACATTTTTAATATGATTTTTATCAACTATAGATAAATAATTATCCATTATATCATTTTTGCTTGAATATTCAGATTTAGATACGTCACTAAATTCTTTTTTTGAAGGTTTTTTAGCCTTTCCAAAAAAATCAAGAACAGTCTTTTTACTTGATTTAATTGTTTTATTATCAGAAAAAACTGCATCTTCATTGTAATATTCATATAATAAATGACTAGAATCCATCATGTATTTATCTAGTTTTTTATTGGATTCGATTTCAAAAATTTCATTTTTTAGTTTATTAATATTTTCAGTTAAATCTAGTTTACATGTCATTTGCTCATCAGTTAATTTTGTAGATTCAATCAGTTTAATTGTGCTTAATTGATTTTTCATATTTTCTAATTCTTTTTTCATATCTTTGACATTTTCTCTTGATAACTGAAGTTCATTAATTTTTTTATTGTGACGACTATCTATAGTTGTTTGAATAATATTACTATTTTTTTTTGTATATGTCTTTTTTTTTTTACCCTTAAATAGAGACATTTGTAATTATTTTAATTTTAATCTTTAAATAAAAAATAATTCGTTTGTAGGGGGTAAATAGATTATTATATAATATATTATGAATAATATAGAAAATATAGATTCTGATATTAATATTGATATGATTTCTATATATAAAATGTCCTTTATTTATAATTCAATACTTAATGGCTGGACTGTTAGAAAATTAGAAAATAATAAATTTGAATTTAGTAGTAAAAGCGAAGAATTAAAAAAAGAATTTCACTTAGATAATTTTCTATCCAATTTTGTTAAATCTAATCTAAATATAAATCATTTAATCAATAGCAATTTATTAAAAGATGATAGTAAACTGTTATCATAATAACTTTAATAATGTGCGGAAAATATAAAAAAATATCTTTTAATATATATATAACTATGGGAGGTGGTTTAATGCAATTAGTAGCCTATGGGGCACAAGATATTTATTTGACAGGAAACCCACAAATTACTTTTTTTAAGGTGGTTTATAGAAGACATACCAATTTTTCTATAGAAAGTATAGAACAAACTTTTAATGGAACTGCTGATTTTGGTAAAAAAGTAAGTTGTACAATTTCACGCAATGGTGACCTTGTTCACAAGATATATTTACAAACCAAATTACCATCACAGCAATATGTAGCTAGTGCAGGTGGTGGTTTATCATATAACGGACAGGATATAAAAGATGGTATGTTAAGGTGGGTAAATTGGGTTGGTGAAAAATTAATTAATTATGCAGAAATAGAAATTGGTGGTCAGCGGATTGATAAACATTATGGTGAATGGTTACATATTTGGAACCAATTATCTAATTCTGCATCTCATGATGAAGGATACCAACGCATGGTAGGTAACATTACAAAACTCACTACAAATAGAGCAGGAAGTACAATAAGTGATTCCATAGATGAACAAATTTTATATATTCCTCTTCAATTTTGGTTTTGTAGAAATCCAGGACTTGCTCTACCACTTATAGCATTACAATATCACGAAGTTAAAATCAATGTAGAATTCGAAAAACTAAGTAATCTCTTACTCGTATCACAACCAGCAAATTCTTATGACCCGGCCTCTCAAGCAGTAACACCAGTTGGTCAACTTAATGATACTTCATTGTGGGTAGATTATATCTTCTTGGATACAGATGAACGTAGACGTTTTGCACAATTATCACATGAATATTTAATTGAACAACTTCAGTTCCCTGGAGAAGAAACTATTTCTACTAAGACAAATAAAATTAGATTAAATTTCAATCATCCAGTGAAAGAACTTGTTTGGGTAGTTCAAAAGAAAACATGCAGTGAGAATATGCAACATTTTAACTATAGCGATGCTATAGATAGTTCTCCTGCTCTATCTCATTATGCAACCGGTAGTAGAATGCTTCAAGGTGTAATTGAAAATATAGTTACTACAAATAACACGCTTGCAGGTATTCCTCTTAAATTATCTCAAAATATAGATACAGGTAAAAACACATGTGACAAAGCAAAAATACAATTAAATGGTCAAGATAGATTTTCACAACGTTCTGGCGATTATTTTAATTTTGTACAACCTTATAATCATCACACAAAAACACCTCATACTGGTATCAATGTGTATTCATTTGCACTTAAACCAGAAGAACATCAACCCAGTGGGACATGTAATTTTTCACGTATAGATAATGCTAATTTATTCCTCACTGTAACAAGTAATACTATATTAACAGGTGCATTAAAATTAGAGACAGGAATATTATCTGAAGACTTAAGTTCTGGTGGTAATGCTGCTAATGCTAATGTACGCGTTTATGCAGTAAATTATAATGTACTTCGAATTATGAGTGGAATGGGTGGATTAGCTTATTCAAATTAATTTTTAACAATAAATATTTATTTAAATAGTAATTTATTTTATTTAAATAAATGCCGCCTAATAAATCAATTAAAGGAGACTCTGAAGATATCCGCAGTCGTTCATCATTATCTACTGAGATTGTTGACCCTAACAATCAGACCAAATGGGAAAAAAATGAAAGTGTAATTCGAAAGCAATGGCTTGATAATTTACAACATGTTTTAATTTTCTTACAATTTTTTAATGATACAATTAAAGAAAAAGAAGCAACAGTAGGTTGGTGGATTATATTAATTACATCATTTATATCGTTCATGACTCTTTTTGATCTTGAACAGCTTGGAACTAATGATAATTTTAATAATAATTATAATTGGACAAAATCGGTCACTTTATCTGGTTTA